GTTCATCCGGTGCCTTTCAGTGCGTCAAACTCGAGGCTTGGCGTGGTGTCGTCGGGGTCTTCCTCTGGCTTGAACTTGGTCCAGAGCGTCTCGAGATCGACGAGGTCGCCCGCGTCATCCTCGACCAAACGGATCTGCTCGGCCCAGGCCGTGGCCCAGAGCGCCAGCCCCTTGTCGTCCAGTGCCTTGCCGTAGGTGTTCACCGCGGCGAGGTTCCCTGGCCGCTCTGCGCAGCCGTCGGGTGGTGAGAACGCGTCCGACATGATGATCCGGTGCACAGCCTCGGCCAGCAGCAGCGCCTGGTCGTGGCGGTCGAGATCTTTGTGCGACTCGAGCGGGGCATTCGACGTGATCGCAAAGACCATGAAGCCCACGCCCGTGCTCTGATCGGTCAGCTCGAGGTCGTCGAAACGCATGCACGTGACGACCACCGCGGGAGCTTTGGCACCGTAGCGCTGGATCACTTCCAAGTTGACCTCGCCGCCGTGGTGCTCGACCGTGACCTGGTCGGGCAGCGACGCCCGCATGCTGCAGACGATCTCGTTTCGTCGCGCCAGGATGATCCCGCTTTTGAGGCCGCTCATGCGAAAGCCCCCTCAACAAGCGCGTCCATCCGCTTGGCGAATACGTCCTCTATCTGCTGCGCGTCCTCGGGACTGAACCCAGCGATCGGTCGGCGCTTTGCAAAGTGGGTGGCGTGCTCGGGGTCGGTGAACACCTCGACCTGGTCGGTGCCACGAAACCGGCGCTTGACCCCTCGCAGCATCTCGCCGGTGTCGATCCCGATCGAGTGCTGGGGTCCGCGAGTCTTGGCGTAAGCATCCGACCATTCTGCCCAGGGGGCGCCGTCGGGCTCGGCCTTCTCGATCTGGATCCGACGGCGTAGCTGATTCATCGCGACGCGGCTAGCGTCGATCAGAAACGGCCGCGAGCCAACGTGCTGCAGCTGCTCGAGCAGTCGGGTCGGTCCGGCGAGGCCTTCAATGTGAAACTCAATGCCCGCCACGTCATAGCCTCGCCATCGTGCTGCGCGTGAATCGGCGCGGCCCAGACGTTTGGCGAGCGCCGAGGGCATCACCCAACGCGTCGGGGTTGTTGGGCAGTGGGATCTTGACCTTGCCCTTCGCAAGCAAGACCAGCCACTTGATCCGATCCTCGTACTTTTGTCGGATCGCATCGGTCATGTGCCCCTCGTCCATTTGGGCGAGAGCATGAATCGCCAGATCAACACACGCGTCCACGACTACCTCGGGCGTCGGGGCCAACGCGTGCAGCTCGTCGATCGCGTAGTTGGTCGCAGCGTAACTATCGAACTCGGTCTCTGCAGACGAGATCGCACGGGTGCCTTTATCTACCTCGGTATCCCCGAAGTTGTCGCGGTCGGTGAGCCTATGCCACCAGTCGTCGCCCGTGACGTGTCGGATCTCCGTATCTGTGATGTAGGCACCCATGCGCTTCTAGTGTTGGCGTTCGGCTACTTGCCCTTGCCCTTGTCGGCCGCTGCTTTGTCGGCTTCCGCCTTCTCGGCTGCTGCCGCTTTGACCTTGTCGGTCGCAGCTCTGGCTTTCTTCACGGCGTCGGCTTCTTTTTTCTGTCGAGCCGCCGCGTCTGCCTTGGCACGTTTCTGTGCCTGGTCGCCGGTTTCCTTCGCGAGTGCCCGCTTGGCTTTCGCGTCTGCTTTGGCCGCAGCGATCTCCGTCACGAGTGCTGCTCGCTGTGCTTCCAACCTGTCCACGTGCTCGTCGGCCCGGTCGGCCTCGACGGCCTGCACGGTCTTGACGTGGTCGCCAGGCTCGCCCAGGTCGGCCACGACGGCGCGGCCTTCCTTGACCATGAGTCGCCAGTGGTTGTCGTAGATCGTCGCAACCCCCTCGTCCGGCAAGTTGCCCGCACCCATTGGGAGCGGGCAGGTTTTGCCAGGGGCTGGGACGATATGGACCTTTGGTGATCCTGCCATACGCTAGGCCAGATGCGGGCTGACGATCAGCTCCACGGCTTGGAAGTTGGTGTTGGAGTCGCCGCCGTTGATCAACTGCGCTTCGATCAGCAGCTTGGCCGCGGCTCGGTTCGACGGTCCGACCACCAGGTGCGTGGGGGCGATCCCCAACGGCTCCCCGCGATCGTCTTTCAGCTCCATCATCGCTTGGATCCCCGCGTCGAACGTGGTGTCGCTCAGGGCTTCCTTGCTCAGACGGACGAGCTCGGGGAACGTGTATCCAAACGCCGCCGAGTAGTCGACGCCGTAGATCAGCTCCTTGTTGAAGAACACGTTGTCATCCTCGGGGTTGTCCTTCGCAACGAACTCGGGCGCCTGCTCGAGCTGGTAAACGTACGGCTTGATCACCTGGCTGTTGTCGACCAGGTACCAGGCATCGCCGCCACCGCCGGCGGTGTTCGACCACGCGGGCTGCCCCTCCGCACCGGGGTGCGCAGCGTTGAAGAACGTCACGTCATCGTGACCGTTGCGACTCTCGCCCTGCGCGAAGAGCTGCCAGACCTGCTTGTTGGGATGCTCCCCAACCGCACGGCCCAACATGTTGAACGGCGCGGAGTAGATCCCGATCCGGTCTCGCTTGACGGCCTTGGTCGGCACGCCAACGGTGCCTTCCCAATCCTTGTTGACCAGTGTGTAGGCCGACTGGCTGAGCGACTGCACACGACGCTGACCGATCCACTCGCGGATCGTCACCAGGTCACGGAGCCAGCCGTAGGTCTCCGACTCGCCGTCCGACGGGACGAGCTGAGCGAAGATATCCCACGAGAGCTGCACGCCCTGCAGGCCGTTGCGAAAATGTGCGTTGAACCCAGTGTTCGCAGCCTTGAGCTTGTCTTGGTTGAGAAGACCCATATTAGAGCGCTCCGATCTCGACGAGCGGCTTACCGCTGTCCTCGTCGAATCCGTAGAAGGTACCCAGAGGCGAACGGGTGCCACCGCCATCGGTGAGCGCCACGGTCTGGTCATCTTCCGCGAAGACCTGGGTGCCGTGTGGTGTCGCGGCGAGGATCGGATCCCCGCCGCTGTTCGTGCGTGGGAACGTCCCGCGCTGGACCTCGACGTTGACCACCTCGGGGTCGGCCCCTTCGGTCACCGAGACGACGCACACGCCACGGGCGATCAGCCCGAGCTTGGTCGTCATCTTTTCGGCTTTGCCGTCGCTCGTTTGGATCGCAACGGACGACCCGACGAAAAACTGCTCTGCGGTCTTCATCGGAAGACCAAACACGTCGCCCTCTTTACGCAGAGGGCTGATGTCACCAGTAAGTGCGGCCATGGTCTAGCCCTCCAAACGGTCCCGAGCTACTTGCTGCTCGTGGTTACGGGTTGCGACGAACTGTTCGTCGGTCAGCATCATGCGTTTCGCTGCGACGCGATCCGCATCGTTCATCTTGGCCACCGTGAACTCGCCGGCCTTGGGTAGGGTCGGCTCGTCGCGCGGCGTGGTCGGAATGACCGGCGCCGCAGTGGCAAGAAACTCGGATCGGAATTCATCCGCTCCGCCAGCTCGCGCCATCGTCTTGCGATGGTAGTCGCGCGTGGACGGTGCGATCTTCTTCTGGGCGATCGCATCGTCCAGAGCAGCCTCGATCGCATCGTCGACGGCAACTTTGTCGCGCTCGGCCAGCGCGGCGCGAGCTTCATCGCGTTCCGTCTCTGCGGTCGTGCGAGCCGTGGTCACGGCGTCGTAGTCGGCCTTGGGTACAAAGTTCGCCGGGTCCGGCGTGGTGTTGGCTTCCTTGAGCCGATCGATCGCCGTTAGGGCGTCGGCCTCGGTAGCCGTTTCGGGCAGCCCTAGCCGGGCCAAGATCGCTGCGTTCATGGTTGCTCCCGCCGTAGCGGCTGTTGGTTGAGTCTGCCGACGAGTAAGCGCCGACATGCGAAGCGCCGGCATGTTCACCAGCGCGGCGTTCAGGATGTTTCGGATCTTGGGCAACGCGACGACATTGCCGTCCTCGTCGTACTCCGCCGACGTCGTCTGAAACCATGGGGAGATATAGCGATAGTCCTTACCCTCGACCGATGCGCGACCGGCCTCGGTCCACTCCACCCGCCCCTCGATCCCACGCTTGCCTTTCTTGCGCAGCTCTTTGATCCACCCAGCGGCCGGGGCCTGGTTCACGCTCGACCACACGTAGCCAACGTCGGCAGCGTTGTGATCCCAGTCGACCATCAGGTCTGCATGGGTGTCGTCGTTGAACGCAGCGATCACGGCGTCTGGGTCGTCCATCTCCCAGACCCGGCCGTCGCGTGCCTCGACCTTGCGTTTGTTGGGGAACAGCGGGATCCACTCGGGCGCCCGTGCTACAGGGCCGCCGTCGTCATCATCATCGTCATCGCCCTTGGCTGCAGCCTGAAACTCGATCAGCTGACCCATGCCAGCGCCCTGGGTCGGGTCGACCGGCGGCGGATCAGGCTGGATATTGTCTCCAAACCGCAGAGCGGAAGGGGTAGCCACGAGATCGGGGTAGCACCCAGCAGCGGGGCGCCGCAAAGTAGCAACTGGCAACCTTGTGCACGTTCGTGCGCTCGTTTGCCCCCCCGTGTTTGTCCGTGCAACTATGTGGCGAGGATTCGCACGTGGCCGAGAAAAAAAGACCGCCCGACGAGATCTCCGAGACCGAGGCCGCTGAGCTGGTGGGCCTGGCCAAACGGACCCTGCAGAACTACCGATACCTCGGGATCGGTCCGGCGTGCAGGCGCTTCAAGCACGGAAAGCCCCGGATCTGCTACAGTCGGGGCGAGGTCCAACGGTGGAGACGCAACGGAAAGAACCGCGGATGATCGAGCTGGCGAGTGCCGAGCGAGAGATCGCCAAGCTGGCGACACGACTCGCCCAGGCCACACACCTGCGAGATCGTTTGCGAGGGCAAGTGCCGAGCGACTACGCGAACGCGGTGCGGCTTTATTGGGGGGACGACAACGTCGAGTTGCTCGTGCCGATCCAACGCGCGAGCTAGTACGGCAGCCCGCGCTCGAGCTCGACCACGTGCAACCATCGGTAGTGCGCTGCCAGCCCTTGCTCCCACGCGTAAACGTCGTAGCGGTTGCGAGGCCAGCGGCCGTCGGGCATCGACGCAAAGAATCCACGATACCGCGTTCGGAGATCGTGGCACACCTCGCATAGCGGGATCGTCCAGTGATCGTGCGGCCGCTGCCCCTTGCCCTTGTCGTGGACGTGGTGCGCCTGCACGCCCTGCGTTTTTCCGCACAGCTCGCAGGGCTTGGTTTTGATCCAGGCTATGTGCTGGGGATCTTCTCTGGCCATGAGGTCAGGGCAGCGCTGCCCAGGGGTTACCGTGCCAGGCCAGGGGCTCGTGGCTCGGGCGTCGCCTCGATCTGCTTGAGCATGTCCAGCAGCTTACGGCCGACGTTTCCGCTCGGTCCGCCCAGATCGGTTTCGTGAAGCGGGCACTCGATCGTGTAGTCGTCCTTAGCTGTCATCGCCTGCAGCACGTCGGTCGCCACGACCTCGCCCTGCTGGATCGCAATTCCAAGACGCATCACGAACTCTGCGATCAGCTTGTCTTTTTCGGTGAGAGAAGTGGCCACGGTCTACTCGCCCCCCGCTGCCGACTCGGCGTCGGCTTTCGCTTCGATCTCCGCCAGAGGTCGCAGAACCTTCTCACCCTTCTCGGGTGCACGCAGTCCGAACTTGTCGCGCAGCTGTTCCTCGGTGACCTCGAACCCTCGATCGATCAGTGGCACCAGCGACTCGCTCAGCAGCTTTAGATCCTCGTCCTCGCGCTCGGGCACGTATAGCTCGGCGTAGTCGCCAGCTGGGCGCTCGCCCCAGTTGAGGATCTGCATCGGGATAAACACGTCGCGGTTGATCGTGGACACCAGCGACTTGGCCGTGACCTCGTCGAACGATGACAGGATCTTGCCGTGTTCCTGTGCCTGCGAGAGCGAGCTGCCATCGTCCATCGTCATCGTCTGACCGCTGACCGCCTTGCTGATCTCTGCGTTTGCGACCTCGGTCAACGCTCGGTAGAGCTTCTCTGCGTTGCCGCCAGCCTGGGCAGCACCCTCGATCATGATCTTGGTGCCGGCAGAAACGATCGCCGCAGCCTCGTGCCCCAGCCCCTGGATCGCATCCTGGAGAGCGTCCTTCTCGTCGGGCGTCGCAGTCGTCGGGTGCTCGCCGATCCGCATCGGGATCCCGAAAATCTCGGACAGCGCCAGCCAGTCTTTCAGCGAGAAGAACTTGGCCATGCTGTAAAAAGCGCACGTCCAGGCCAGGCCGCGCTGCTGGGGCGGGCCGGAGATCAAGTGAGGTTCGTGCACCGCGTAGACGTAAGCGGGCAACGGTCGCACCATGTGCGGCTGGTCTGGGATCCGTTCCATGAAAACGCGATCCCAGTGAAAGTGCCTC